CAAGTATAAGTTTCTAGTGCCTATATTCTATCGTGACGATGCTCAATACGCTGCGATGTGCGATTCGGTCAAAGTACTAAAAGGGATTGACCGAGGACATTACGACAAAATAGCGGCTCATGTGATTAGACAGACCAGTACGACAGACGCAAGCGTAAAACAGATGACCGAGTATTTAGACCGAGTAGAGCGTTACTGCTACGCAAATGATTTTATGTTAACGACACCGCAAGAACTTCAATGGGCTAGAGAAACGGAGCAGGGCAAATGAGTGATTTATCAATAACGGATTTGATGTTCGCCTATGGTGCATGGGTTAATGATGATAACAGCGAATTAGGGTGTAAGAGTCCAAGTCTAATGCTCATCAAGTCAGCACCTAAGCTGTGTAAGGATAGCGTAAAGCCGTCTAGTCGTCGCACAGTGAGTTATATTAGCGATGAAGATGCACTTGCCATAGATAGGGCAATGAACAAGCTCTTACGCCATTCTGTCCACTTGCATAACATCGTGACATATCATTTTATCTACAATTGGAGTGAGCGCAAGATTGCAAGGGATTACTGGTCAGACTTTGAATATCCAGACAGCGAGAAACAAGCAGGCGTCTATCATGTGAAGCCATTGCTCAATCTAGGCATAGGGTTCGTAAGTGGTGTATTAGCAAGAGATATAGCGTAGATAGGGCTTGCATTGTTAAACAGTGTAGTATAGTATTGATATACGCTGAACAGAATAGTGTAAAGCGGTGCTAAAATATGCAAGGTTAAGCCAATCGCAGGAACGAGAAAAGCTGCGATAGGTCGGATTGGGAGATCCCAGTTGCCTTGCAAACCTATTCAAGCCCTACATTAATTTGTGGGGCTTATTTTTATGTATTATGGTATAATAACTATGTCGGCTAGGTAGGGATTAATTACCCCTACTGAAACACTTTTAACCTGAAAGTTGCCGACACCTTTCATCAGGTTGTAAATAACAGAGGTGTTATTATGAGTAAGTTGCTTTGTGGTGTTGCTTTTAATTCAGGCGGCAAGTACCGCACGGGGGAAAACTCTAAGCCTAATAGGACTTACATTGTTTGGCGTAACATGATTGAGCGATGTTACTCAGAAAGGTATCAGGCTAGATATCCAACATATATCGGATGTAGTGTTGCTGATGATTGGTGTGATTTCCAAGCTTTCGCAGAGTGGTATGCTAATCACAAATATTCAGACTTAGGCTACGACTTAGATAAGGACTTGTTAACTCCTAGCAATAAAATATATTCGTCTATTACTTGCTGCTTTGTACCTCAAGAGCTGAATAAGATATTAACAGACTCAAGAGCGGCAAGAAGTAAAAATCCACAAGGTGTTAGTTTTAATAAACCAATGGGTAAGTATTTTGCCAGTATGAAAGTCGACGGCAAAAAACAGCATCTTGGTTATTTTGATTGCCCACAAGAAGCTTATGATGTTTATAAGTCAACCAAAGAACGGCATGTCAAAAAAAAGGCGTTAGAGTGGCAAGATAAAATTGCTAGCGATGTTTTTGATGCGCTCATGCAGTGGTCTTTAGATTCTTAATAGTATTTTGCTTTTATTTTATGCTCGATATGGATAATCACATATCGGGCTTTTTTTATGCCTATAATTTAGCGATGGACTGCATTATGTGTGACTTATCAAATGCCGAGATATACAACCGATGGAAGTTTGCAAAGAAGCAGACAGCCAAAGACTATTGGTATGACTTCATGGTTAAACGCGCTCAGTGTGGACGTGAAGGCGCACAAGCTGTAGTCGATGCTATGGATGCGGTAGGTAATAAGTAACCACTTTCGCCCACTATTGATTTAGATGGGCGTTTTTTATATTAACGCTGGAGGCGTACATGAGTAATGATATGCCTGAGGGCGTAGAAGTAGATAAAGGCGGTAGACCTACAATCTACAGTGAAGAATTAGCAGATGATATATGTTTGCGTATTGCTAACGGTAGTAGCTTGAATAGAGTGTGTAGAAGCAAAGACATGCCTAGTAAGTCGAATGTTTATGAATGGCTTGCGAAATACGATGGGTTTCAGGACAAGTATCGCGAGGCAACAAACCAAAGAGCTGAATTTCACTTTGATGAAATGCTTGATATTGCTGATGCGGTAAAAGAAGAAACAGCAGCGGTATCGAAAGCTAAAGTTCAGATTGATACTCGCAAATGGATACTGTCACGCATGAACCCAACTAAGTACGGTGATAAGCAGCAGGTCGATAATATATCTAGTGACGGCAGCTCAAAGATTACAGTAAACAACTTCAACGGTGACGCTCAAGCAGCAAGCCAAGCCTATCAGGATATTATGGGTGGTAAATAATGCCTATCCCTTTTGCATTTGATTTTAATAATCCTGATTATGCACAGGTTTTTGAATGGCGTATCGAGCGATTACAGCGCATTAGAAAAAACCCTGAGTCATTACCTGCATTAAAAGCATTTTATAAAGACAATCCAGCTCAATTCATTATCGATTGGGGTGTGACTTACGATCCACGTAATATTGAGCGTGGCTTGCCTTCATACATACCGTTTTTACTATTCCCAAAACAAGAGGAGTGGATTCATTGGCTAATGGACGGTTGGAAGTTGCAAGAGCCGTCCATTACGGAGAAAACACGCGACATGGGTATGTCATGGCTCATGATGGGCTTGTCATGCTCGTTAGGGCTGCATAACAACGGCTTATCGGTTGGTGTTGGTAGTCGTAAAGAAGAATATGTTGACCAAATCGGCAATCCAAAAGGCTTGTTTGAAAAAGGACGTATGTTTTTAAGTGGATTGCCGCCTGAGTTTAGGGGTGGTTGGATTCGTGAGAAGCACAGTCCATTCAAGCGCATTATCTTGCCTGAAACCAATAGCGTGATTACTGGTGAGGCAGGTGACGGCATTGGACGTGGTGATCGTACATCATTGTACTTTGTTGATGAATCAGCGTTCCTAGAGCGACCACAGCTTGTCGATGCTTCATTGTCTGCTACTACAAACAGTCGTAACGATATATCGACACCAAACGGTATGGGCAATTCATTTGCTCAACGTCGGCATGGTGGGCGTATTCGTGTGTTTACGTTCCATTGGCGTGATGATCCGCGCAAAGATGACAAGTGGTACAACAAGCAGTTAGAGATACTTGATGCGGTAACAGTGGCTCAAGAGATTGACATTGACTATGCGGCATCAGTTGAGGGTGTAGTAATACCGTCAGCATGGGTGCAGTCAGCCGTTGATGCTCATATCAAGCTAGGTATAAAACCAAGCGGTCAAAAGCTAATGGCACTTGATGTGGCAGACGAAGGTAAGGATAAAAACTCTATCGCAGGTCGTCACGGCATCTTACTTAATCACTTAGATACATGGAGTGGTAAAGGCTCAGATATATTTGCCACAGCGCAGCGAGCCGTTGACGCTTGCGTAGATAACAATGCTGAATACTTTTTATATGATGCCGATGGATTGGGCGCAGGTGTCAAAGGTGATGTTAGGGTTATCAATGAGTTAAGACCTACTCAAAAAGACGTTATCGCACACCAGTTTAGGGGTTCGTCAGGCGTCTATGCTCCAGATGAGCAAGCCGTGGAAGGTCGGACAAATAAAGACTACTTTGAAAATAAAAAGGCGCAAGCGTGGTGGGCATTACGTTTTAGGTTTTTGCATACTCATAGGGCGGTGGCTGAGGGTATGGATTACAACGAAAGCGAGCTGATAAGTATTGATAGCTCAATGCCTGAATATTCACAGCTAATCATGGAGTTGTCACAGCCGACTTACTCAAAAAGCAAGTCAGGCAAGATAATTATTGATAAGCAGCCAGACGGCACACCATCACCAAATAGGGCAGATTCGGTAATGATTGTCTTTGCTGACAACTTAATTGAGCGCCCAGCCGTCACCATGTTTGATTTATAGGAATAGCAATGAGTAAAGACAGTTTATTTAAAAAAGCCTTACAAGTTGCTATCGGTGATAATGCCTTTGTAAACTTCGTAGCAGGGCTTGGCACGAGCAGAGATAAGGCCACACAAGCTGAGTTTATGCCAACTAGCCGCATGGAAGTGCGCGCACTTGAGAACGTCTATGACGGTGATTGGGTGGCACAGCGTATCATTGATAAGCCTGCTTATGATTGTTTTCGCGCAGGGTATTATTTGGCTAATGTTGATGCCGATCAGGACGCAGCTATTAAAACGTTATCAAAGCGTATCGGTTTTAGTGATGTGTTAATTGAGGCGACTGCCTATGCTCGATTGCATGGTTGGTGTTATGTCTTAATCGGTGAGCATGGTGAAGCCGACCTAACTGAGCCGCTAGAGATTGACGGCATTAACCTGTCGTTCTTTAGTGTGTTAAAGCGTAACGAGTGCAGACCTAAGCGCGGTACAACCTATCTTTCTGCTGACCTAGCTAAAGGCAAATGGAACGAGCCGGAATATTATCAGATTGGTCAGGACTGGGAAAAGAAGTATATCCACCATACACGCTTAGTGCGTATTGATGCGTCAGGACTAATCAAGGATAAGGACGGGCTACCAAAGCCAACGCTGCAAAAGATATACGAGGCTATCAAGCAACACGCGTCAGTGAATGCTAATGCTGCAAGCCTAGTCTATGAAGCTAAGGTTGATATATTCAAAGTGCCTGGACTCATGAAAGCACTAAGTACAAGCCCTGCTGCTGCTGTTAGTCAGATGGTGCAAAGGTTTACAAGCCTTGCCACTATGAAGGGCAACAACGGTATGCTCGTTATGGATAAAGACGAGGATTACCAAAGCAAGGCTTATTCGTTCGGTGGATTGCCACAGCTTATGCAACAGTTTCAAGTTGTCACGGCTGGCGCTGCTAATATGCCTTATTCATTGTTGTTTGGTCAGTCGGTTGGCGGACTAAATAGCAGCGGTGATTTTGAGATGCGGAGTTACTATGACTTTATCAGCTCGATTCAAGAGAACGAAATCAGGCAGCCGCTTGAGGTACTACTATCAATTATGGCGAAGTCGCTAGGCTTTGATATTGACGATTTGGGGCTTGTATTCAATCCGCTTTGGCAGATAGACGATGCAGTCAAGGCAACCATTGAGAAATCAAACAGTGAGCGTGACAGCAATTATCTAACACTAGGTATCGTAACAGAGGCGATGATTGCAAGACAGCTTGTTGATGACGGTACTTATACAGTGATTGATGAAGCGCACATTGCGCTACTCGATAGCATGGCAGGGGCACTAGATGACACTACAGACGATAGCGCCCTTACTTAAACAGGGTAGGGCGACAAAGCGAGGTCGCAAGGCTCAAGCTAAGCCAGTGGTGTTTAGCCGAGCCGCTGAGATTGCATACACTAAAGAGCTACTACAAGTCAGCAAGCTATGTAAAACCGAGGGCGTAGAGATTGCCAAGTATATGCAGACCACAGGGTTGTTTGTCGGTGATGCTGCTATTGGTGATGCACCTGCATGGCTCAATAGGCTAACGCAAAAGTTTAGCGATGTAGCGAGCAAGGTTGGCAAAGTATCACAAGGTATCGCTGAGAAAGTGACCAATAAGCAAGCCAAGGCAACAGACAAGCAGCTTGCCGATCAAATCAAATCAGTGTCAGGTATCGACATAACAGGCGTGATGAAAACTGGCGCATTAACCGAGGCGGTCAATACGGCTATCACGGCAAACGTACAGCTCATTGAGTCAATACCGAGCCAGTATCAACAGCGACTAGAAACAATTATCTTAACTGGTCTGCAAGAAGGTAAGAGTAGCGCGTTCATTGAGGGTGAAATAAAGGCATTAGGGCAGTCAACTGATGCTAGGGCAAGACTGATAGCGCGTGACCAGATGGGCAAGCTAAATGGGCGTTTTAACGAGCTTAGACAGCAATCGTTAGGGATAACGCATTACTACTGGTCAACGAGCAATGACGAGCGTGTCAGGCGCAGACACAAGGGTTATGACGGTGACTTGATAGCGTGGAATAGTCCACCGCCTGATGGTCACCCCGGACAAGCCATCCAATGCCGATGTACGCCTATACCTGATTTGGGTGATTTATTGGGGTAATGCTATGAGTAAGTTTAATTATGAAAGATATGAAGGTTTAGACTATGCAGAGCTTGAGGTTGAGTTATCAAAACTAACTACAGATGATAGGGTTGACATTCTTAGTAATATTTTGTGCCAAGAGTTTTATTTAGTTGACCATATCGAGCATATCAAAAAGGTTTTGCTAATACTCTTGAGGCTGGAGAATGGCAATGAAACTAATACTACTGATATTTGCTGAGCGTTTACTGCGATACATGGATAAAAAGATTAAGGCTAGTGACGAGAAGTTATCTAGTGATGGTGACGATGAAATGCTATAATAACTCTATCAAAACAAGGGGTTAATTATGTCTGATACTAGCAATAAAGAGAAAAGATATTTTCGAGTATCCTATTCATGTAGAAACGGTTTTGGAGCTAGCACAGTGGCTTCGGATGGTATGTTTAATATGTACCAATACGCTAAAGAAGTCGAGCAAAGCAACCCTCATGTCAAAAATGTTGTCATTATGGGTTGGACTGAAATGTCTGAAAGCGACTTCCGAGCATTCATGAAACAAGACTAATATTAACCTAATTAAACAAAGCTCACTTCTGTGGGATTTTTTATATCTGATATTTACGAGCCACCTTAACGGGTGGTTTTTTTATGGGTGATGATAATGGCTATTGTTAATTTAAGCTTAAACCTAAAAGTCAAAACTATTTATGTGCCAGTCGATTTTTATAACAGTATGGTTGATTCTGGCGATGATAGGGTGGTTTGTGATGGCGGCAAAGTGCTATTTAACGGCGTTAATATTGAAGTAAGCAATAGCAATGACTTTGATGCTGATGTTGAGCCAACGGTTATTGACGCTAAAAGCAAGTACGCGCCTGAGCGTGATATTGATACTGTCGAAGTGCGCGTTAATGGGATTGTGCCGCCAAGCGGTATGTTTACGAGAAAAGCCCAAACATAAAAGCAAAGGTGAATTATGAAATTCAAACTTAACGTAAAGGTCGGTGACTTTGCGCCATCAAGCCGAACGATGACAACTAAAGGATTGTTGTGTCGTGATGCTGTATTGGCAGTAGCTCCACAAGTGCGAGAATATCACCCTACAGAGCTTGGGCTTCCAGTCGGTGACGGTAAGATGATTCGTATGTTCACCCCTGCTGACACGCTATTCAGCCCTGCTGTGATGGACAACATAACCGACTTTGTAGATAACCACCCAGACGGCAATCAAGTAACGCCTGAGAATTGGCGCAAGTTTGCCATCGGTGATGCAAAAAACATTCGTCGTGATGGTAATCGATTGATAGGTGACTTACTCGTAAAGGATAAGGCGGCTATTAAGACTATTCAGGACGGCAAGAAAGTAGAGCTGTCACTAGGCTATGAATTAGCGGCTGAGCTGCAATCAGGCAAGACAGATGACGGACAAGAATATGATGTGGTCGTAACCTCGATGGTTGGCGATCATGTGGCTTTAGTAAAACGGGGGCGCGGTGGTAGTAGCGTTCGTATCGGTGATGAAATGACGGAGAGAATGATGGAAATTAAACTGGCAAACGGTCAAACGTTTGTTGTTGAGGGCAGTAATTTAGAGCCGATGCAGCAAGCCATTGACGCACAAACTAACGAGCTAACAGAGGCTAAAAAGCTAGCTGATACCGAGGTAAAAATCGGTGAGCAAGTATTCAAAGCGACTGACGTTGTGGCGATTCAAGCAGCATTTAATGCAATCGTACAGCAAAAGACTGACGCTGAGACTAAAGCTAATGAGCTTGAGCAAAACAGTATCAAAGCCGAGGACGTTGAAAAGCTAGCGGCTGAACGTGCGGAGACAATCGCAGATGCTAAAGAGCTTAAACCTGACCTAGAGCCTAGCGGCAAGTCACTTGATGAAATCATCGGTGAAACGGTCACAGCCCATGCAGGTGATGCAGCCGTGGTTGCTATCTTGGCAGGTATCTCAATCGGTGATGCCAAGCCTGAGCAGCTATCTACAGCGTTTAAGGTGCTAAAGGCTATTAAGCCACAAGATAAGACAATTAAGACCAATACAGGCGATAGCGCAGCCGCTAAAGCATTGAATGGCCTAAACAGTCAAAACCTAATTGCCGATGCTAAGGCGATGGCAGCAAGTGCCAAGTCTAACGCTTGGAAAAATGATTCTAAATAGAGGGTATTAATATGCAACATGAAACACGTATGGCGATTGCAGGTTTACGCCTTAAATCTACGCCTGAAGATGTACGCTCATTGCCACTGACTGAAAACGTCACTGTGATTGATGGTGAAACGGTATCTGTACTTGCTACTGGTGAGACTTGCGGTAAAGCGGCTGCTAATGCTACTGGCTTTGGTGTGGTTGTATTCCAGCACATTGGCAAATCGGGTCGCACCGCTGACGGTAAAGCCGAGGCATACATTCAGCACGATACATTGCCAGTAATGACACAAGGTCGTGTATGGGTTAAGCCTAACGAAGCTATCACAGCGCGTGGTGCTACTGCTGCTGTTTATGTGAACGTAGCAGACGGTACGCTAGGTCAGACAGCCGAAAGCGGTACTTTAGTTCCTAATGCGTATTGGGACGTACCAACAAACTCAGACGGTCTTGCCGTTGTGCATTTAGGTTAAGGGGATAACATGAAATTTACAAAAGAATTACTAGATGCTTTGACGGTAGTAGGCGCAGATCAGCGCAGTCATCAGCTAGAAGGCATTAAAGCCGCTGTCGGTGATGCGTTTAACCAAACCAACTTGGCAAACGCTATTGCTCGCGCTGAAACTCAATCACTGATTGATACTCGCGTGACTGCTGCACAGCGTTACACTCGCTTGGTGCCAGTTGATACCTCAACGACTGCGGTAGTCGGTACTGCTATCGTGAAAGGCTTTACTGATGCTGTCGGCATGGGTCGCACTCATAGCGGTACTGGTGGTGATATTCCACTAGCCGAAGTCATGTATGGTGACCAACAGCTCAAAGTGGTCATGGGTTCAATCGCTTATCAGTATTCGATTGCTGAGATGCAAGCTGCTAGCCGTGGCAACATTCCACTATCAAGCGACAAAGCCGCTGCTGCGCGTTTGGGTTATGAGCGCCACATGTATAAGGTTGCAATGGTCGGTGAGCCTGAGAAAGGTCTTAAAGGTCTATTGAATCACGATATTCCCGAAGTGGTAACAGCTACCGCCGATTGGGATACCGCAAGCGCACAGAGCATCATCACTGACTTGGCTAACGCTATCGGTGTGGCATTTGATGAAAGTGAAATGACAGGCGATACAAGCGGTCTGCCTAACACTATCTTGCTGCCATCTACTAAGTTCCGTTTGTTAAGCACTCGCACAGTAAGTGCCAACTCAGAAACTAGCATCTTGTCTTATATTCGCGCTAACAACTTGCTCACGGTAAACGGTGTTGATGTCACTATCGAGTCACTACCTGAGCTGAATACCGCAGGTGAAGGCGATGTGCCACGCGCTGTTATCTACAATCGTGATCCATCAGCACTTGAGCTTATCTTGCCGCAAGATTTGGAATTTGTCGCGCCGCAAGCTAAAGATTTGGATATTTATGTGCCAGGTCATTACTTGTATGCAGGGCTTTGGATTAAATCAGCCAAAGCAGTTATCTACTTAGACGGATTATAGGAGTAAGAAATGTTTATCACGTATCAAGGTACGCAAACGGCTCTTACTCTCGATGTGCAGGGTAAAGCGATTCGCCTTGCACCTAGTCAGCCAGTCAAGGTCACAGCCGACCAATTAGCAATCTTACAAAAGCGTCCGCTTACTAAGATTATGATTGATAAAGGCGTCATTAAAATTGACGAGCCAAAGGCAAAAGATGAGCCTAAAGCTGAGAGCAAGACCACAGCAAAGAAAAAGTAAGTAGTTAGATTGATAGTTATTAAGTGTTGTTAAGGCAGCACTTAATGCCGATTGATTTAATAGATAATTAGTAACAAGATATTTCTTGTATGTTGTCCGTAGTAATACGAGATAGCCTGTGATAACACGAGATAGGACGATGTAGTATATCGTGCAGCCCTTTAGACACGTTTGGTTCAGCCGTTTGAGTGCTATAATAAAACCTCATTAACAAGGGGTTTATTATGGTTACTACATTTGCGTATGATGACGGCAGGATTGTCAAGATAAAGGATTTCGATGGTTTAATTGCTGATGCCGAAAGTGAGTTTGATGGTAATTGCTCAGAGGCGCTAAAAGGGCTTGGTTTTCACTTGTCATCAGAGTATTACCCTAGCGGAAATATAGAGGGCATGGGTATTCAGGTTTACTCAAATCACGTTATTAGCGAACTAACAAAGCGATTTGATTTTTTAGTTACTATGTGCGCTTGTGATACTTCATCTCAGTACGTGCTTATTAAAGACAATCCATCTCTTTTTGATTTCCTAGCTAAGTATTTGCCTGTTATTAAGTTGGCTGGCGAAACTTCGATTGACAGGGAGACTCACTATGAGTAAATCTAATGTTGTTTACGAGGCTAGAGTGCCAGTAACCCACTATCAAGGTGACGGTCGTGCTGAATGGGTGGTAAAAGCTGTTAAATTAGGTCGAACTTACTCAGTATCGGGTTCTGAATACTTATTCAGTGACGTTGATAATCGCATTATTGGCGCTATATTTGAAAATTACCAAGATGACTTGCGCGAAATGTTTTATGGCTTTGGTGATACTGGCTCTATAACAAAAAACGCTGAATATACTAATGCTGGAAGTGCTAACACGTATCTGTCAGGCATTAAAAACAAAGACACGGCTTTGCAGTTAGCTAAGTGGTTAGAGGCGGTAGCAAGTAATGCATTATCTATGATACCAACTGAAAAGCTAGACCGATCAGAAATACTATATAAAGATGTAAAAATTGACGCTATAGATTTGGTTCGTAATCATTCAACCGATGTGAAAGTGCAGACAATACAGTAAGTAAGACTTAAAACAAGACCTCACCTCATAGTGGGGTTTTTTATTGCCAAAATAAAGGACTGAGCTAATGACAACCGAAGAATTTTTACTGCTATATCCAAGTTTTAGCCAGTCAGCCACTACCGAGCAAGTGACGGCAAAGCTAAAGTTTGCAGATTTACTCATTAATAAGATGGGCTACTTTGATGATATGCGTGATGACGCGCTAGGATTGCTCACAGCTCACCTATTGACCGTGGACACGATTACCAATGGCGGTACTAACTCAGTGCAAGCTAAAACCTCGAAAAAGGTCGGTGATGTGCAGTTTTCGTATGCCACTGGTGAGAGTAACAAGGAGTGGTACAACCTAACAGGCTATGGCCAGCAATTACTTATGCTGATTGACTTACTACCAAACTACAGTGGGGCATTTGTCGTATGACCGCAATTATCAGACGTAGAGATGCAGGCGCATTGAATCGGATTATTGACAACGTGCGCTCGATGGGCTTAAACAAGGTCGAGGTGGGCTTGCCTAGCGGTGGTCGACATAGCGGTACTGATTTGAGTATGCACGAATTAGGCATGGTTCACGAATACGGCAGTCCTACTCGCAATATTCCAGCGCGTCCTTTTATCGGGCCGCCTATTAAAGACAACGTGGACAAGTACAAAAAGATAATGCGTAAACAGGCAGCACGTTTGCTATTCAGACGCACAAGCCTACACAATGCGTTATCACTGGTCGGTGAGGCAGGTAAAGCAGACATACAGAAATATATGCTCAGTGCTAACTTCAAGCCACTGGCAGCGTCCACGATTGAGGCTAAAGGTTCGAGTAAGCCATTGATTGATAGCGGTCAGATGCGTAACGCCATTACATACGAGATAACACGATGAATGACATGAGCGAGTTATTACATGACCCTGATTTTGTCACTGACTTCACGGTGTTTGTCGCTAGCGGTCATTATGAGCGTGGTGGGGTATGGGTTGAAACGCTGACGGAGGAAGATAGACGCGGTGTGATCCAACCTGCTACGCCTAAAGACACGCAATACTTAGTTGATGGTGACAAGTCTCGGCAAGTTATAAAAATATGGTCAGGCGAATATCTATCAATGAGTGATGAGCGCGTACCCAAGCTAGGCGACAAAATCACATGGCATGATGACGAGCATCGGATTGTCCACGTTAAAGACTGGTCACAATATGGCTATTGGCAAGCATTGGCGGTACAGGTGGTGACAGATGGATAACAACACGCAAATAGAGCTTAGAGTGCTGATACAGCGGCTCTTAGGTATGCCTGAAAACAGCGTTAGACCTGCTGATACTTCACAGCCGACTACTGGCAGTAATTACGCCATTGTCCAACAAACGGACATGGTGGGGCAAGGGTGGGCAGGTGGCTATAAACACGCAAGGCAATCATCTATCGTCACACTGACTATTGATTTTATGGGCGACAATGCAGCGCACTATGCCAACCAGTTAAAGATAGCTATGCAAACGCCTTACGCGCTAGACATGCTATTTGATTTGGGCGTTGGCTATCTGAGTTGCTCAGACCCTCGTAACCTCACAGCGTTAGAATTAGAGCGCACAAAACGCTTTCAAGTAAGGCTGCAACTGTCTTATCTAACGAGCTATGCAATGCCCGATACTGTGCCTGATGAATATCAAGATGAAACGAATATTGAAACCGTACCGATTGGTATGATTGTCGAGCCTTAACGCCTTGTTTTTGCTATAATAGATAGGTCGGATAGGGCTGTACACCTGAAAGCAAGTGACGCTAACTTGTTTCCGACAACTTCTATTAGCGATTACTAAGCGAGTGATGATATGGGAAATATATTTTGTGGGATAGTTGGTAGTAATGGAAAATTTATACACTGCGGAACTTCATCCTCAAGAAAGCTGATGATAATTTTGGACGTAGCACCAAACTCAGCGACTTTTTTCAACTGGCAGCATGAGGCTATAGTTATGTTGGATAGGTGCAAAGAACAGTACCCTAATGAAGATTTTGAAATAAGAGTGTTTGAATACTAAGTCTCGTAACATTAAACAAAAAAACAACCTCACTAGAAATAGTGGGGTTTTTTATTACCTATTTTTAACGATGGAGAACACCTATGGCTGGTTCATTAACACTGCCAATTAATATGTTGGTCAATGTCAGCATTGAGTATCAAGCCAAGCTATTGAGCCGTGACGCTTTCAATCGACTATTGATTGTTGGTAGCACTACAAACGGACGCGCTACCGATACAGGCATCTATACGTCAATTGACGGTGTAAAGCTCGATTATGGCGTAGAAGCACCTGAGTACACGATTGCACAAAAGTATTTTGCTCAGAACCCAAAACCACGCGATTTGATGATTGCAACGGTAACGGCATTGACCGACCCATTAGCGAGCATTGGTGAAGTAGCAGCCAAGACGCTAGGCTTTTACGCCTTTTGTTTTGCAGGCGAAGTTGCAGCGGCAAACATTCAAGGTCTAGCAGAATGGGCGCAGTCTAATAACCGTATGTTTATGACGGTCATGACTGACGATACCGAAGCGGTGACAACTGGTAACACGCTTAAAGAGTTAGGCCAGTATCACTACTGCATCACCTATCATGAAGATTATGACACGGTTGGCGCGGTGGCAGGTATGGCACTAGACCAACGATATGACAAGACCGATGGGGTTAAAACACTGCACCTTAAATCACTTGTAAGCGTGGTGAGTACCGATATTAGCCAAACGCAAGCAGCGAACCTAAAAGCAGCCTGTATCAACTATTACAGCGACTACGGCAATCCTGATAACTCATTGCCTATCTTTGCCAATGGTCATGCAGGTGGCGGCAAGTTCTTTGATTTCGTCATGGGCTTTGATTGGCTGCGTAACGTCATTGAGACAAACGTTTTCAATGGTCAACGTCTGCGCCGATTAACACCTCAGACAGATCGCGGCATGATGATGATTAAAGCGGATATTGTGAACGGCCTAGAAGAAGCGGTAAAAGCTGGACTGGTAGCGGCTGGCACTTGGAATGGCGCAGCACTAGGCGAGATTGAAACCTATGACTACTTGCCTACTGGTTACTACGTTTACAACGAGTCAATCCGTGACCAGCCACAAGTTATCCGTGAGCAACGTATCGCACCGCCATTTACCATCTTGGTTAAAGGTGCAGGCGCAATTCACGACACAGATATTACATTAATTCCAGAAGCGTAAGGGGATAGGGTTATGGCAGGACAAATGAGAACGTACTCGTTCACGCATCACATGATTATGATTAATGGTCGTGAAATTGAAAACTTTGGCGAGGGTGACGACGTTATCACCGCTGAGTATCGCGAAGATAGAGTGACTGACACGGTAGGTGCAGACGGCAATATGCAAGCGTCTGTTAGTGCTAACCAGTCAGCCGAGGTCATGATTAAGCTGTTAAATATGGCACCAGAAAATGACTACCTTGAGTCGCTACATCAGCAATTTGTGAATGGTGAAATTGCAGGTATATCTATCGCAGTAATCAATGCGGTAACTGGTCAAGGCGTGTTATCGACCACTGGCTATATTCCAAAGATTGCCAACTTTGCCCGTGGTACTAATGCACAGGATAGAGAGTGGACAATCATTGTGCCTAAGCTGTCAATTCTACAAGCAATCGCATAAGGGTAGATTATGAGTGATTTAAAACATACGAGTATCGGTGGTAAAAACATCGTACTCAAAAAAGTACCTGCGCGTGATGCTCGTAAAATTCAAACGATGCTGATCGCAATGGTTGCTGAACCACTGGCCGAGGCATTAGGTCAGCAATCAGGCGGTGATATTAAAACGCAAGGTCAGCAAGTATTGGCAGGTCTAAAAGGCATCGCCGGTATCTTGCCAAAACTGAACGATGGTGATTTAGATTTACTGATTGACCAGTGCAAGCCGTTTATCTTGGTAGAAGGTAAACAGTTTGATGAGAACGCGCAGTTTGACGCTGACACGCTGTTTGATATGTACGAGGTGCTTTGGTATTTCCTACGTGAGACGTTTGGCGGTTTTATCGACGCCGTCCGCTTACGTTTTCCACAGCTCCAGGCGATGACGGCATTAAAGAAATAGAGACTGCCAATATTGACTGGTATCTAATGAGGGTTTGCGTCTGTGAGCCTCCATTAGCTAAGTATATCGAGCTGTGTGACGGCACGTACACGCTCAACGACTTGGCAGATATGCACGAAGCACTAGATGAAATGGACGAGTACAGACGGCGATACGAAGCCAAAAACAAATAACGTAAAGGTGATTTATGGCAACAGTAATTGACGACTTACTCGTTATCTTAGGCTTTAGAGCCAATACTAGCGGTGCAGATAGATTTGATAACCGTCTAGGTGGCATTATCAAGACAGTCGGCAAGGTTGGCGCTGTGCTGACAGGTGTTGGCGTGGCTGCTGCTGGGTTCTTGGGTAATGGTATGCTCGATGCTGCTAGTCAGTTTGAGCAGTTCAGAACACAGTTGACCACAATCGAGGGTGACTCCCAAAAGGCTGAGAAGTCACTATCTTGGATTAGAGAGTTTGCTAAAAAAACCCCTTATGAGTTAGCAGGTGTTACAGATGCTTTTGTTAAATTAAAAGCATATGGCTTTGACCCAACGACTGGACTACTTGAGGATTTAGGTAATGCCGCGAGTGGTCTTGGTAAGGATATTATGGTTGGCGTTGAGGCTATTGCTGATGCGGTCAATGGTGAGAACGAGCGATTAAAAGAAGCTTTTAATATTAAAGCAAGAGTGGATAAGAAGGCGGGTACAACTGACTACACCTACACCAACAATAAAACAGGTGAGCAAAAAGTAAAGACTATCACCACTGGCGACAAGGTGGAGATCGAAAAGGCTCTAAGGGACATACTGCAAGAGAATTATGCTGGCGGTATGGATGCTATGGCTAAAACTTGGGATGGTACTGTCTCAAACATGAAAGATGCTTACAACGGTTTTCTTTTAGCTATTGCTGACGCAGGTGTCTTTGATACATTAAAAGAGTTACTAGGCGTTATTGCTGACTGGGTAAATCAAAATAGCGATAAAATTACAGCTTTTGCCGAGCAGATAGGCGAAGGTTTTATGATTTTGATAGATGGTCTTGTTGCTGCTTACAACGCTATCGTGATTATCTACAATAAAGTACAAGAGTTTATGAATTGGCTATCAGCTAACTCAGAAACGATTATCACCACGTTAAAAGTAATTGGTGGTATTGCGGCAGTCATAGCGGGGGCATTAGTGCTGATGTACGCCCCAGCTATTGCAGGTTTTATCCTGATGCAAGCGACTGGTATCCTATCTTTTCTGATGCTACAGGCAGCAGCGATTGCCAGTGCAGCAGCAACGGCAGCAGCTTGGCTCGTAGCATTTGCGCCATTCCTATTGATAGGCGCGGTCATCGCTGTGGTTATCGGTCTTCTATGGTTGATTTATCAGAACTGGCAACAGATTGCGGCAGGGATAGCGGCTGAGTGGCAAAAACTGTTAGGCGTGTTTAGCTCAGTAGCAGCTCAAGTATCTGCTATATGGTCAGGGCTTTGGGCTAGCGTTAAGTCTATGGCAAGCGGTGCGATTGATTTTGTCATCGGCAAGATACAAGCGGTTATCTCTATGATTGGTGGTGCTATCGGCAAGGTCAAAGAATTGGCGGCTTATAATCCAGTGGCATTGGGCGGCAAGGCGGCAAGTTGGGCGGCTGGCAAACTTGGTATTGGTGGTGGTAGCAATACATCAAATGTCAATCAGACGTTTAACGTGGCTAGCGCAAGTGAGGCAACAAGCATTGCAAAAGGCAGCACTGGCGCACAGCGTCGCAGCAATACAGGGGTTAAACAGTAATGCTAAAAGCTAAAATACCACAGCTAGGCGATTTGGTTGCCGATGTATGGGTTAGCGAGCGTCATCGTCGTGAAATGGAGGTGACGCAAAACCCTGTTGAATACGGTGCGCCAGTCACAGACCATGCTTTTGTAAAACCTCGGACGCTATCTGTTAGTTTTGGCGTAAGCAATACACCTTTAGATGGTAGTGACAGCTTTACCGATATTGACCGTGTGGAGGAGGCAAGGACAAAACTGTACGAGCTGCAAAATAGTAAGACGTTTCTAAACGTCAAGACTATCAATGGCGGTGAATACAACAATATGCTGCTGACTGGCATTGGTTGGTCAACGGATGACACTAACCCTCATGCGGTCATCTTTGATTTGGATCTCGAAGAAGTCATCATCGTCACAACCGAGCAGACAGAGTATCAGGCATTACCTGCTGAGAAAAAGACGGAGAAGAAAACCAAGCCAACGAGCAAACGTGGCACGAAGCCCAAAAAGAAGTTAGAGACAGCAACAAAAGGTCGTAAACGCACCTCAACACGCGATGTATCATCATCAAGTAAAGAGCAAGCAAAGGCGGCAGCGGCAACCAAGCAGCGAGGTAAAATTAAATGAGTCTTTTTGAATTACCTATGTCTGATGAGCCGTCTCAAGAGTTTACTTGTGAGATAGGCGGTACAAACTACCTATTTCGCATACAGCTTAATGTACGCGGTGACTTGTGGACAATGGACGTGAGCACCGCTGATGATGAACCGATACTACAGGGTGTGGCATTAACGCTTGGTGTTGACCTGCTATCTAACGAGCGATTTACTTACGGTATGCTGTTTCTAACGGATTACACTGGTCAAAATGCAGACCCTACAGGCGATAACTTGGCAGAATACGGGCTAATATGGAGCGATGAATTAGATGAATAACGTCACTCAATTTGGGCGCGTCTGTCAGCTAATCGTTGGTAAAGATGGTAGCGGTATTAAGATCAGCGAATTGCGGATGCGCTTTGATATTAAAAAGAGCAGCGATGAAAACCCTAACACGGCAAAGATTGAAATCTACAATCTAAACCCTGAGCATCAAAACCAGTTATTAAAAGAGTGGGCAGACATTCAATTGCTCGCAGGATATCAAGGTGCAGAACGCCTTATCTTTAGTGGTCAAATCAGAACAGCGACCCCAAAGATACAAGGCACTGACCGCATTATTACGATAGAGAGTGGTGACGGAGACCGTGAGATATTACGCGGCTTTGTTAATAAGACATTAACCAAAGGCTGCACAGCCAATCAAGTAGTAGCAGCGTGTCAGTCATCGATGTTTGGTGTGCCTAATGCTCACAAAGACGACTTAGAAACGGTTTATGCGCGTGGTCGTGTGCTGTCAGGTCGTGCAAGTGACGTACTCACTAAGCAGACAAAGCAAGATGGGGCGCAGTGGTCGATACAAGACGGTCAAATGCTGTTGCTAAAAGGCGATAACGTGCGACCAAATGCGGTATGGCTGATTAATCAATCGACAGGTATGCTAGGCAGTCCAGAGCCGACACAAGACGGTGTGAAAGTTAAGACGCTGCTCAACCCTGCCTATCTGATCGGCGGTGTCGCTAAGATTGACAGTGAGATATATCAAGGCGGTGTGCGTATCGAATCAATCAGACATAGCGGTGATACGCACTCAAGCGAATGGTCAAGCGAATTAGAGGGCTTACGAGTATGACAGCAATCAATGACAAAGCTCGTGAGGTGTCAGGCGATAATTATGCTGATGGTCAGGCACAGATTGAAAGCAAGCTCATGGACGTTCACACGGCATTACCTGCTATCATTATCAGCTTTGATGCCAATACGCGCACAGTGACCGCACAGCCAACCATACAGCGCGTATTCAGTGAGGGCGAAGGCTTAGAGGGTGCGACCAATTTACCGCCTTGTGTGGACGTACCAGTAATATTTCCGATGGGCGGTGGCTATGAGCTGACATTTCCTATCAATGCAGGTGACGAGTGTTTATTGATGTTTGCTGAGCGTTGTATTGATGGGTGGTTTGAGTCTGGACAACCAACACAGCCGAATGACTTTAGACAGCATGATTTATCCGATGCGTTTGCTATCGTTGGCGTTCGCAGCCTTGCCAATAAGCAGCCAGTGTGGACGGATGGAGTTGAGCTACACGGTAACGGCAACCATGTGCGGATAGATGATAGCAGCGTAGAGGCTAAAACAAATAGCGGTACTTACGCAAAGCTAAACCCATCATCTATCAATATGCAAGCTGGAGGTGCTTCATTCTCGATAAGTTCTGATGGTGTTTATTCAAGTGTGCCAGTACACGCGCCCAACCTTATTACGTCAGCGTTTGATACTAACTTACACATTCACGGTGGCGTAGAGTCAGGCGGTAGCAGCACTGATACTGGCAGATCATTGCCGATTAATGTATGATTGTTATATCTCATACATGGACAATAACAATGAAATCTATAATTGCAGCATTATCGTCAGTCTTATTGCTAGCAGCTTGTAGCTCAGACAAAGCTGAACAGGTAGGTGCTGAAACTGAGCAAGTGGCAACTAATGAATTTACGGACGCTCAAAGACAAGAAATAACTGATTATTTTTTGAGTGATGAAGAACCCACCGTGTTAGATGCAACATGGACAGATGATAAAATATTCAAGATTGGCGTAAAAGACGATGGTAGCCGCCGTGATGGTTTTGCACAGTATGCTTGTGAAGAAATAAACAATCAGTTTGGCGCTAAAGAGCAAGGCGTTTGGGTCCAGATAGTTGATTACGACAAGCTAATGAAAACCAAAGAATGGGTTAAGCTGGGCGACGCTCACTGCTAAAACAAAAACAGATCCAAACAAGTCACCTTCATCGGTGGCTTTTTTTATGCCTAAAGGAAAGTGCTATGTCCACAAGACGGCTAATAAATAACGATTACAGCTTCGGCAATGGTCAGGCTGACATTATCACGGGGCTTGATGAGTGTTTGCAAAAGTGCAAAACCACGCTAATGCAATTACGCGGTGAGTGGTTCTTAGATAGCCGTGACGGTGTGCCGTGGGGCGATGTGCTAGGGCAACGAACAGACACGCAGCTACTCACTGAGACAATCAAAAAGACGTTGCTAGGCATTGATGCCGTGACAACCGTTGATGCTATCAGCGTCGATATGGGCGAACGTCAGGCATTGGTTATTGCAAGCATTGGCACAGTTTACGGGAATATCAACCTTACACAATCACTCAACATTCTGGAGCTAATCGAAAATGACGCAATTAACTGATACAGGGTTTGAGCGCACACGGCTTATTGACCGATTAGCCGAGATACAAGGTGATGCCAGGGCAATCTTTGGTCAAGACATCGACCTATCTAGCGACACGATGGACGGACAGCACATTAGTCTATTTGCCGAGGCGATTGCTGACCTTGATGAATTGGCCGAGCTGGTTTGGATGTCGTTTGATCCCGATTTAGCGTTTGGCAATAGCTTGTCACGGCTAGTCAAGATTAACGGCATTGAGCGCAGTCAAGGCGCGTACAGCATCGTTAATTTGACCGTTACAGGTACGCCACTCGTATTGATACCCAAAGGTAGCAGCGTTAGCAATGCAAGCGGTACGGTTGAGGTTTATACCACTGAGGACGTTCGCATTGATGAGACAGGCACAGCGATAGTTGAGGCCATGCCTGAGAGTATGGGCGCAATCAGTGCCAGTGCTGACACGTTGACCGTTATCAAGTCACCATTGTTTGGTTGGTCAGGCGTGACTAATGCTGCTGCAATGACGGTTGGCAAAATGAGAGAAAGCGATCAAGCGTTACGCACTCGCAGACGAGGCAGCGTATCAAAAGGCAATCGCAATATGACCGAGGCACTTTGGGCGAAATTGTCCGACTTGTCAGGTGTAATTGAAGTCTCAGTGCTTGAGAACGCCACGCAATATACAGACAGTCGCGGATTGCCACCCCACAGCATACACGTTGTTATATCAGGCGGTGATGAGGGCGAGATAGCACAAACCATCTGGGCAAGCAAGACAGGCGGTACGTTGGTCGCAGGTACAGAGGAATACATCATCATTGATGAAGTCGGCAACGAGCAGATAATGAAGTTTAGCCGTCCGGTCGATGTGACTATCAGAATTGCCGTTTATATCACGCCGTTAAGTGGTTACTCATTCAGCACCGCAAGCCTAATCAAACAAGCTGTCATTGATTATCTAAACGATGACATTGCGATTGGTGGCGACATTATCAACTCGGCTTTATACACACCATTGAACGAGATAGGCGGCTTTGCGATTGACCGTATCGAGCTTGCAAAAGGCAATGAGCCACTGGCTGAAAAGTCCATCTATCTTGATTTTAATGAGCGCATATCAATCAGCACTAACAATGTCGAGGTGATTTGATGGCTAACGAATTAGAGCCGTTTGACATAGTGCAGACAGGCTTATCAAGGCATGGGCACCAGTACGGACAATCGCTGCTATTTAGGTTATGGATAGCGAAAACCCTTAATCCATTAATCAACGTGCAAGACGCTTTTTTTGAGCTGCTAGATATTGATGTGGA